TTGACAATGCCAGCATTGACAATGCCAGCATTGACAATGCCAGCATTGATACATCAGTAACACAAAAAGAGGATGAGATACTTTATGAATTAGACGTTGATACCAGTTTTATAGATATAAATATAGATGTTAGCTTCCCTACGGACTAACCAGTCAGGACTAACCAGTCAGGCCTAACTAGTTAGGAGATAATTATGAAAATACTAAGATACTTATTAATACTAACCTTTTTACTACCAGCACTAGTGCTACCAGCCATATTACACAGTGTTAACAACACAAGTGTTAACAACACAAGTGTTAACAACACAAGTGTTAACAACACAAGTGTTAACAACACGGCTGATTGGAATTTTATAGTTTACCTAGTATCTAATAACGATCTAGAACGATTTGCTGAACAGAATATAAATGAGATGATACAGGTAGGATCTAATGCAAACGTAAACATACTTATCCAAGTTGATACCCATGCCAAAAATGAATCATGCAGATACTTAATCAGAAAAGATGAACCTGTACTAACAGAAGTACAAACTAATAACTTTCAAAGCATAAGTGGAACCTCAGCTAACCTTTTTGGTTGTGCTAGATGGGCCATAAAGAACTTCCCAGCTAAGCACCAAGCTCTTATCTTGTGGGATCATGGCTCTGGAATAGAGGATCCATGTATATTCGGTAAGCTAATGGTAAGCTATCCACATGATATATTTACATTCGACAAGAAGTCAGGACTTGTAGGTATAAATAAAAAATTACTAGAAAAGAAAGGAATAGGCTTTAACGAAGTATTTCAAACCTATCTTACTAATCAAGACATATCTAATACCTTAAAGAGAATAAGCCGTGAGCTACTTAATAATAAGAAGATAGATATACTTGGCATGGATGCTTGCTTTATGGCTATGACCGAAATAGGATCTCAGGTTAAAGACTATGTAAACTACCTAGTAGCATCACAAGAAGTAGAACCTGGAAGCGGATGGAAATACAATAAAGTATTAGAAGTGTTTGAAACTAAATCTGTGACTCCTGAACAATTTGCCAAGAGAATAGTCACGTCATATCGTCAGGCATACCAGAATACATATACAGACTACACACTCTCCTGTATAGACTTAAAGTATCACTACAAGTTAGAAGGCAACATAGACAATATATGTAAGCTTATTCTTAATATGATGAAAGGTAATCCTAATCAATCAGATAAAGATATACTTCTTAAAACCGTAAATAGAATACGTAATAGCGGTAATCTAACAACAGCCTTTACTAATAGTAGCTATATAGATCTACATCATTTCTATCAAAGTCTTTTAGATAGTAGCGTTATAATAGAAGACAGCGTACACAATAAACAATCCATCAAGTTATTACAGAATCTACTGCTTGAAGGTCTCCAGCTAATAGAGCATCATGTAATCAAGAATGTAGTATGCAATAAGTATTCTAAAGCTAAAGGTATATCTATATATTTTCCAACAAACAAAATACATAGCTCATACTTTAAGACAGAGTTTGCAAAAAATAATAGCTGGAAAGAATTTCTAGAGTCATACTTAACGCTGTAATCCAACTATAATAGTAAGGAAGAAACCATGTTAAAGAGATTTATAGCCTTCTACCTAGGTATGTTAATAATATTTCTAACACTAATCTTTATGAGATCTAACAATAATTTTTATAACGCTAAGATGCAGGAAAAGAAGTATATAAAATCCTTGGTAACTAAGATACCTAGGACCAAAAGGCCTAAAACACGAGTGCTAAAGGAAACCTTACTAAAAGACACAGATATATTCATAGATAACGATACTGGTATCAACGATACTGGTATCAATGAGACTGGTCTCAATGAGACTGGTCTCAATGAGACTGGTCTCAATGAGAATCTTACCTACGTACGGGATATGGACCTCACCGTAACCTACGCATAATAGGGGTAGAACATTCTACCCCTTATTTTTAAGATACTAGTATCTGAGACTAGTATCTATGCAATTCTTATTATGGATTTAGTTATCGTAGGCAAATAGAAGTCTGTTGCTGTATTAATAGCTGATTTTCCTACCTGCATAGTTGCACCACCAACCGTTAATCCATTAAATGATACTAATCCACCACCAGCTATAACTTGGCCTAACGTAGCTTCTATATCTCCAGTTTAGCCATTTATATCTCCTATTTTTTCTTAACGATAGCGCAGGTGTTGGCACACTCTATTAGTAGTTATATTAGTGCCGCCAGCTATGGTAATATCTACCCCGGAAATTAAAGCAGCAGCGCCATCAGTAAGAAAATTTTCAGCCCCACTAACTCCTCCACCTCCAGTTGCAGAAATAGTTATGGAATTAGGCGCATTAGTAATTGCTATATTAGCGCCAGGGGTTAATGTCGTCCATAAAGGATCAACCAGCGTCCCACCTATTAATATTTCTCCATCTAAAGCTATGTCTGAACTTGCAGACAATTCTCTCCATAAAGCTGTGTAATTAGCCTTAGACGCAAGATAATATAAAACCTGACTCGTAGCACTTCTAACATAAAGCCAGAACGTACCAACACGATATTGTTTATAATCTCTAGGTAAAGGGGGCTCTGTCATGTATCAAAAACTGAGGAGGCGTGGTCGCCTCAACTCCCAAATACGCTAAAGAATTAATACTACTTTTATTTATTGCCATTACTTTCTCCTTAAGTAGTTACTGAGCTATAAAGTAAAACTCCAGAATATCCACCAATAACCCAACACCCATTACCGTATCCAACTGCAACTAAACTGGTTGTTACACCAGATGTTTGAGTATCCCAACTTCCTGTTGGATCTGAAGATCGTGTAGCTATTTTTCCATTAGAGCCAACCATAGTCCATATACCATTTCCATATGAAGCGTTAAGGATGGTATCGCTAGTTGTAAAAGGACCTGGTTCATCAACAACCGTCCAGCTTCCAGTTGGTGCAGTTGTTTGATATGCCATTTGTCCAGTAGTTCCAACTATTACCCAGTAACCATTTCCATATGCAGCATTGTAAATAGTGCTCCCAGCATCAAAGGGAGACGTTCTCGTAGTAAATGTGCTAGGTACTTGATAAGCTGTTGCTATTGAGCTACCATCTCCACCAGCTACCCAATATCCATCAGCCCCATATTGAATGCATTTAATTGCAGATGTAAAAGGTTCAGTTGCCGTACTCCAACTTCCACCGAGAGTATTTGTATAGAATATTATTGGACCATCTCCACCAGAAGCCCAATAGCCATACCCATAGTCTCCACCATAAGTATTTTCACTAGGTAAATCATAGGCAGTCCATGAACCACTAGGCGGTGTAGCTTTGTAAGAAAAATCAGAACCATAGCCACCCATACCCCAGCTTGATCCACTATAAGCAATAGTTCTGATCATTTCTCCAGTTCCAAAATTTCCAATAGATGTTGGCGCAGACCATGTTCCGGTTGGATCAGTTGTATAATTAACCGTTCCTGCGGTGTTTGTGTTCTTTCTCCCTACAATAGCCCAATACCCATCACTTCCATACCTTACTCTCCATAGTAAACTACTAGCACCAGCTTCAAATGTATGATTAGTATTTGCAACCCATAAATCAGGAACAGAAGTCTGAATATAACTTCCATCTGACCTAATTATGTGATCAGCTGAAGTAGGCAAGGTAAAACTTGATCCAGTACCACCATATTCATGACCTATTACCTGAAATAAAGATAGATAATCTTCAACAGATAATGTACTGCCATCACAATCTAACCATCCACTACCTATTTCAGGAGTGAAATCCCTTCTGATTATAGAGCCTGTAGGAAACTGCCCCTTATTATTACGACTATTGTTTACTGTCATTACTTACTCCTAAAATCCGTTAATTGCAGTTGCTACTTTGCCTTCTTCTGCATTACCACCACCACAAACCCAATATCCAGCTCCATAAAATATAGTCCATAAGGTATCGCTACCGCCAAAAGAACTAGTCTGTTGAGTCCATGTTCCAGTAGGTATATCTACACATGTAGCTATTTTTCCAGCAGCTCCACAAGCTGCCCATATACCATTACCGTAATAAACACTCCTTATTGTATCTGTTCCAAAAGATGATGTTCCGTGTAATGTCCAAGTATTAGATGGTGCACCACTACACGTAGCAAGTTTTCCATCTGCCCCAGAAACTACCCAATAGCCATTGGCATAATAAACACTCCTAATGATAGAAGTGCCAAACGGACTTGAAACTGCTGTCCATGAAGCGTCATTAGTAGGAGTAGTAGAATAAGAAATCTTACCGCCTGCTCCAGCCATAACCCAATACGATGATCCGTCATATGCTACAGCATGAATACGATTTCCACTAAATGGATTTGTTCTTTGCGTCCATGTGGTAGTAACTGCAGAGGAAGTCCAATACTTAGTACTAGCACCACTAGCATCACCGCAAACCGAAAGTGCTGCTGTAGAAAAAATACCTGATATAGGAACTCCATTAGATAGAGCCGTCCAAGATGAAGATGGGTCACTTGTATAGACTATTCCTCCAGAAAGAGAACCAGAAATCCAGTAAGTTCCATTAAATGATAATCCTGCATCAAAAGAATTAGAACCCGCAGTAGTATTAAGGGTCCATGCAGATAAAGGATCTGTTTGATATATATTCCTTAATACAGGGCCACTTGCTTCATATCCTCCAACAATTACATAATTTCCATCACTTCCATAAGCTCCGGCACTCATATAAGCAGTTCCAAAATTACTTGTTCTCTGGGTCCATGTGACTGGCTCACCAGCTGGATCAAATCCATCAGCTCTGATCATATAACCAGAAACTGTAGGAAGATCAAAATTACCAGCACTCCCACCATATTCATAGCCTATTACTGCAAATAAGGCTGGATAATCTAAATATGACAACGTGTCGCCATCACAATCCAACCAGCCATAATCAGGAGTAAAATCATACCTAACTATAGACCCTGTAGGCGCCTGCCCTATAGAGTTTAAATTATTATTTTTAGCCATTATGAGCTCCTAATAATGTTGTCAGTGATAGTAGGGAGAAGAAAACTAGCAGGGGCTGTTGCTAGCTTCCCATCACGACCTCCTACAACCCAATACCCATCACCATAACCTATACCATTTATCTGAGTACCAGCAAAAGAACTAGTTAACGACGTCCATGACCCAGTTGGATCAACAGCTGCGGCTAGTTTTCCATCCGTTCCGGATATCATAAATATACCACCAGCATATGTTAATTCATATATATGCGATGTCCCAAATCCACTAGTACGTTGGGTCCATGTACCAGTTGGTGCACCAGTACACGTAGCTAGCTTCCCATCATTACCTCCTGCAACCCAATACCCATTACCATAAACAATACGGTTTATCTGAGTACCAGCAAAAGAAGTAGAAGAATGTTGTGTCCATGTACCAGTAGCAGGATTACTTGTACATGTGGCAAGCTCTCCTGGACTACTTCCTACGATTACCCAGGCACTATTCCCATATGCAACATCTAGTATATAACCAGTACCAAATGAACTTGTTCGCTGAGTCCATGTACCAGTAGCAGGATTACTTGTACAAGTTGCTAATTTGCCGGCTCCACCTACGGCAACCCAGTAAGCGCTACCATCATAAGTGACCGAGTAAAGATCATCAGAACTAAACGAACTTGTTCGTTGTGTCCATGTACCAGTAGCAGGATTACTTGTACATGTGGCTAATTTGCCGGCTCCACCTACGGCAACCCAGTAAGAATTACCGTATTCTGCTTCATTAATAGTCGTACTGCCAAAGCTACTCGTCTGTAATGTCCAAGTGGATTCTGGATTTGTGGCAGTACCGAGCTTTCCTGATCCGCCTCCTGTGACATAATATGAATTACCATAAGCTGACCTACTTATGTTATCAGCTGTAAAACCACTTGTACGTTGAGTAAATGTTAACAAACTAGTAGAACCACCATATTCTGTACCTATAACATCGTACAACTCTTCGTATGTAGCCTTATTTACCGTACTACCATCACACTCTAGATAATTAGTGGGAGCAGTAAAATCGTACCTGCAAATCCCACCTATTGGATTCTCACCGGCTTTATTGCCAGTATTATTTGTTGCCATAAAAACTCCTAAATACTAGTGTTATACAATAGTTATATTACCTACAGCCGATACTATATTCCACGTCGTATTAGTTGTTATGCATATCAACTCTGCAGCGTCATATTGCTCGGTAGATTCCAAGTAACCAGTAGTACCGGTAGTTGTGGTATCTGTTCCAAAATGAATTAGCTGTGAGGCATTTTGAGCTATCTTCCAACCACTAGAACTTGAGCCACTTACTCTCACCGTTTTACCAACAGCAGCTGTAGTAGGTAAAGTACATACAACTTGAGCAGCGTTGTTACAGATGTATCCATTCTCTACGACCATAGCTTGAGTTGTACCAGTAGCTTCATTCCAAGTTATTCCACCAGGAGCAGGTGCTTTCCAGGTAGGCGCTACACCAGCACCACCATCAGTCAATAAATAACCATCGGTGCTAGGTGCTAAAGTAGTAATTACATTTGCTGCACTAGCTACAAGAATAGTTCCTATTGCTGCAGTACCTGGATAAGTAGCCGTAGACCAAACTGGATCTGCTGCTGCACTACCTTGAAGAATGACTCCTGTGCCACCAATAGCTAGAGGCGTAATATCAGAAGCCCCAGAACCAACCATTAAAGAGTGATCAGTAATTGTTGCCAGACCTGTGCCACCAGATGCTACAGCTAATGTAGCAACAGAACCTAATTGATGATTACTATCTATAAGGGCAATATTTTTTGTTCCACCAGGAGTCACACCATAGATACCAGCAATATAAGTAGCATTCTGTTGACCTGTACCTGATCCGTCAGTACCTATTCTTATCTTATTAGACTCACCAACTACTCCAGAATTCTGGATAACTATATTGCTACTTTCAGAGCTAGTATATGCTTGCCCGGACCATCCTGTTCCCGAACCATTATCAGTACCGATACCAACGTTATTTGATCCAGTTAACAAGCGGAAAAGAACATTAGAACCCACCGTGGTATTATAATTTCCTGTAGTTAATAGGGTTAATCCATTGAATCCATTACAGGAATTTCTAGAACCACTTGTACAAGAGTTTAAAGCACCAAATCCAAGAGCTGAATTGTAATCACCATCAGTAAGCGAGGAAAGCGAAGAACCTCCAAGAGCCACATTATTTGTTGCCGTAGTTAATGTATAATTTCCAGATCCATTACCAATAAATGTATTATTAGTTCCAAAAGCATGAAAATAGGTAACAGTGTTTATTGTTATTTGGCCTACTGTAGCCGAAGTTGTCGGTAAAGCCAAAAGACCAGAACTAATAGTAGCATCACCAGTAGTTACAGTCAGGCCTGTAGTCGCCGTAAGAGTTGTAAATGCTCCCGTACTTGGAGTAGTTGCTCCAATAGGTATATTATCTATTCTTTCTGTTCCGCATACAGTTACCGTAGAAACTCCAATTTCTGTTAATGTACCAAGTAAAGTACCTACAATTAATCTGGCATCTGTCGTAGCTGTTAAATTTGAAAATTTTTCTAGATTAACACTATCTATAATACCATCTATTGTAGGTGATCCTGCTCCTGTTGAAAAAAATAGTAATCCATTTCCAGCTATACCATCATTCTCTACAGCGTTACCCCTTATATGGGTCATTGAACCAGCACTAAAGCTGAAAGCTGCGCCAGCACCACTAAATATAATTTCTGTAAATTTACTTTCAACAACATCCGCAGTTAATATACCTATAAAATAACCATCATCTATAAGTACACGTTCTATATCTACAAAGAATCTTCCATTGATTACTACTACACCTATACCAATACCTTCAACTGTAATTCTTGATATTCTTAGATATGCAGCAGAACCAACCTCATTAAAAGTGAAACCTGTCGTAGAAGTAGCAACTATAGCCCTAGAAAACTCCCATGTATTTAATACATTTAATGTATGAACTCCAACTATGGTTGCGTTTGGAGCATAAATATCTATATTAGCAACACCAGTTAAGTTTTCAGTATATGTACCAGCATCTAAACACCTAATTACATCCCCAGCTGATCCAGCAGTAAGAGCTGCCCCAAAAGTTAAGAATGCTTTATCTATAGTTAAACCATCATTAGTATCATTTCCATGCTTGCCAACATATAATACGTTAGATTGATTTAAACCCAAAGATTCTAAACTTATAGTGTTAGCACCATTAGTAATACCTATGGATCCACTCGTAGATGTAATATTTGCCCAAATAGGAACATCGCCAGCCTTACCAATAAGCAAAGTACCACCAGCACCATCAGCAAGAGATGAAATATCACCTGTAGCGCCAGATCTTAACGTGCCAGTTGTTAGGTCAGAAATATTAAGATCGTTTATTACAACCTTACCTGTGCCCTTGGATGTAACCTTTAAATCTATATTGGCATCTGTTCCACCTACTTCTACAGTTGTTGCCTCAATAGCAATAGCAGCCGCTTCCACACTAGTGTAAAAAGTTTCAGCAGTTATAGCATTAGTAACAGTTAATGAGCCAGTTGCTTCGGAATTAACCTGAGTAAACGTTCCTAAATTAGCTAATCCATCAGCAGCTATAATAGAATCAAAGTTAGAAACCATCGTGCTTGTAGCACCTATAGAAAATGAATTCGATGTTCCGCCAGCATCTGTAACACTATAATCATTATGAGATGAGCTTACCGTGGTATTATCAGTTATACCAATTGCTATCGCGCTATTTGTTGCTCCACAAATTGCAGTTATGGAAGAATCAGAGATATCCATGGATACAATATTATAAAACGCAATACCCATAACTTTTGTGGTATCTGCATCAGTAATATTTAATATCAAATCAGTAATTCTAAGTTCAGCATTAGTACCAGTACCAACTAAAAAAGAAGTAGATGCCGATAAACCTGAAGTAGTCACTACAGAAATAACTTTATCTAAAAGAAGAGCTATACTATCTGAAAAAACAATAGCTGACTTTATTGCTGTTGCGCCATCACCATCACTTACCGTGTTTGCATAAAGAATAGTAGAATTATTAACAATGAGTAAACTAGTACCAGATATATAAATACAACTAGGTTGAGATATACCAGCTTGTGAAGCATTGTCTAATGAAACAAGACAATCATTTAGGGTTAAACTTCCACTGGCACCATTTATACACCTAACTGCGCTAGTTGCGCCTGTTATATACATAAATATATTTGATAAGACACAACTAGTAAAAGTAGAAAAGTCTGATATCGCTGATGTCACAGCTTCAACTCTTACCCTACCCTGACTCACACCAGTAACTGTTTGGTAATTAGCTGTAAAATTTATAGTATCTTCATAATACGTTCCAGGATAAACAAGTATCGCATAATCAGCTGTTGCTACATCTAAGGCTGCCTGTATAGTTAACTTAGCTTCATTTATATTCTCTCCACTATTAGCATCATTTCCATGCTTGCCAACATAGAGTGTTTCAACCTGATCAATGCCGCCGGTAATATCAATAGTAATAGTGTTGGTTAATGGTGTTCCGGTAGTTGTTACTCCAGTGCCGCCTACTAAATTTATATTATCAAGAGCATCTGAACTTACAGCTCCACCAGCATCTCCAGTTAGAGTTTCTATATCGTTAGAGGATTTAAAGGAATTAATCTGGGACATACTATCTCCTAGTTACCATAAGCTATTGTTAGATATACTGATCCAGTAGTGGGAGCCGCAAGAAGTTCTTTTGCATAAAAAGATGTTCCTTGCCCAATATACCAACCATCTGCACTAGACTTATTGCTTACGATATCTACGATCTTGAAGGAATTAGCCGCAAGAGGAAAATGATTTTCAACACCATCAATAGAGAATAGTAAATCTGCATTAGTTAAGTTATATAACTCATACAATCTAGCAGGATGATCGATGGCAGTTCCTATACTCATGTACGCTGCTCCAATAGACCCGAAAGCAAGACTTCTCATTGGCTCGTAAAAGAACCTTATACTAGCTGTGGACATATTAACTCCTTATTTTTGATAGAAACCTGTAACTATTAATGCTCCAGTCTTTGGAACACCACCAGCATTCTTAACGTAAACTTTAGTTTTATCTTTAAGTAGACTCTTTTTATTGGAAGGTAAACTGCAAAGCTGACTATATAGTGTAATGCTATCATGCGACCTTATGTATTCACTGCCATATACACCATCAAAGCTTATAATTACAGGTACATTCATAGTATTAGTCATTCTATAGAACGCTAGAGGACCATTAAAGCCACCAGAATTAACTACCTTGAATCCACCAGTAATATCAGCAACAAGAAAAACTTCCACTTCATGATTGGTTACATAATTTTTAGCCATTGTAGTACCCGCTTACATATAGCAAGCCTGTACCTGCTGTGCCTCGAGCATGAACTATTGTTCCTTTTCTAAGCTTAGCAATATAATTACCTGGAATAGCACTATCTTGAAAATAAGTCTTTATTGCATCACCAGCTGGAATGTATTCATGATCCGTAACACCATCATAACTGATAATAACATCTGTATCTGAGTCATTAGTTATGCGTATAAATGCTAAAGCACCCTCTAATGGATTGCCTATTTCTGAAAATACTCCTGCACCTATCGTGGATGTATCTATTGATTGAAGCTCTATTGAAACAATGAAATCTTTTGCCATTGCTAACTCCTATTTTACTAACCCTTAAAATTAAAAACGGGGCCTAATTAACAACTAGACCCCATCATGAATAAAAAAAGAAAAAACATGTTTGTGAAAAGACGAGTAAAGAGGTTTTTATTGTTTTATAACTACATAAATCTAAACTCGAAATTTCTAAATTTATTTACTCTTTTCTTCTACCAACTCAGCCTCAACTGGTTCAGCCTCAACTGGTTCAGTCTGAACTGGTTCAGCCAAGTCGACTGGTCTAGATTCTTTAAGCTGCAATTGAGCCTTTTCGTGCCATCCCTTAACTATTTCCATAGCTTCAAATAAAGCATCAAAGGATTCGCCAAATGGTGCACCTGAAGGGATACCTACTCTGTATAACCTATCTCCCTTAGCAATCTCAATGTTTATCATAGAAATTACTTTTAATCCTTTGTTTTCCATGTGTTCCTTTCGTGGTTATTAGTGTTACTTATACTTTGGATATTTTAGCATGTTTATTTTATTTACATACCGCCCAATTCATATAAAAAAGGCAGCATGTAAACTTGTGCGTGCTTAGTTTTAGGCCATTAACCAGAAAGCAATCATTAGGTTTCCGTTAACTGCTTGTGATCCTTCGTTAAGAACAGCAACAGAAAATGAACCAGCAGCAGGAGTTACGCGCTGAATAGTCATCTTACTATCATTAGCAGATAGGTCACTAACAGTACATAAAATAGCTGACGTAGCGGCACATAAAGTATTAGTAACTGTAAGCACCTGTGATGCAGCAGCGGCTGTTGTAAGACCTGTAAAGGTACCATAACCGTTATTAGCACTAACTGTTACAGTGGAAGCAGCTTGAGTATCAGAAGCAACTTCAACTGAGGTTAAACCAGAAGCCTTAAGTTGCATTCCAGCCGTTCCAGATTCAACTACAACACCAGCGGCACCAACTTGATTACCAAAAGTTAGAAGACGTTCACCAGATGTTCCAATATTAATAGCTTGATCAAAACCGTCAACGCCAATACCTATGGTTCCAGCATTAGAATCTATAGTTATATCTCCAGTAACGGATAAGTCGAAAATACCACCAGCTGAATCCATTGTTATATCAGTAGCAGCATCAATATTTAGATTAGCTCCACCATTAATAACAAGAGCTCCAGATCCAGCTTGCACGGTTGTATTAGCCGCACCAGTAACCGATCCAACTCTAACTTGGTGAGCGATGGCGTTAGATCCTAATTCCAAAGCACCGGTACCTGTATTCAATGCTATTGATGTTGTTCCTGTGGCGTTACCCATAACGATAGTACGTGCAGCAATACCATTTCCAATTGAAATTCCATTAGCATGTGCACCAGAACCAATGGATAAAGCCCCTCCAGTTGAATCTATTGTTACGGCTCCAACAGCATTAACATCCCATATTCCGCCTGCTGTAAAGGTCATTGCGCCAGATCCAGCTTGAATTGTTGCGGCTGAAGTTGTGTTTGTTGATCCAAAAGTAGAAGTATGTGCATTTGCTGAAGTACCTATTGATACACCATCAGTTCCACAATTTAATACAACTTGAGAAGCACCTGTTGAATTACCTATAGTTATAACCCTAGCAGCCCCTCCGGTACCTATTTCTATATTTTGGGCTACTGCTTTATTTCCTATTGATATTATACCAGCAGAACTATTAAGTTCTAATACGCCAGCTGAATCGAGAGTCATGGTACCTGTAGAGGTAGATGTATAGTCTCCAGTTCCAGCTGCTAAGGTAAGACTAGAAGCTCCAGTAGCATTTCCAAAAGAAATATCCTTAGCTACGGCATCTACACCTATCTCAATGTCTCCGGTGCCTGTCTCTACGACGAAAGATCCATTAGTACCAACAATTTCCATACCAGAAGTACCAAAAGAAGCAGATATTCCACCAGCTACATCTGTAGCAGCAAGATCAATAGCGTCTACTGCACCTAAACCCGAAGTTATATATACACCACCAACATCAGATTCTATTGATACTGAGTCTACGCTCGTACCCTGATCAGAGTGTATTTTAATTTGTTCTGCAGTTCCACCATTAGCATGTAAATAAATTGCTTCAATGGCATTACTATTAGAAGAAATAGTACAGATACCAGAATCCATATTAAGATTTACGCCTGCTGTTAATGCGCCAACAGTAATAACATCATCAGCTAATCTAATTTCAACTGTATTAGCGGTAGCACCATCGGTTGTTATATTGGCATCATACCCAATAACATTCAGTACACCAGCTAAAGGAGCTACGGGTCCGCCAGCATCTGTTGCGTAAGAATTAGCTGTTCCACCAGTGGCTTCTATATTTAATGTATTAGCGGATGGATAAGTTACAACACATGTTCCACCAGCAGAGGTAATCTCACCCCAGTCTGGTCCTGTTGCTGTATCTGATATTAGAAATTGTCCATCTGTTCCACGTGTAGTTGAAAGCACGCCAGCAGCATTATTAGCTACTATACCTAAAGCTGCAAATGGAGTAACGGTTACGCTTCCAGCACCCAAAGTAAGATCACCAGCAGTTAAAATAGTATTGCCAGCTGTTACTGTAAGGTTGCCTGGGTTAACTGTAACTGCATCAAACTGACCAGCTCCACCACCAAGTGACGTCCAAGTTGCTACGTTAGCTACAACACTAGTAATCATATATACATTGTCGCCAGCTGCTTGATCTTGCTTTACCCATGGAGTACCTAGTTCAGATCTATCTCTAGTATTAGGAGCTCTGCTGCTGATAATAGGTTCTGGGTTTACATTGATTAAAGGTGAAGTAAGACCATAAGCCCTACCCTTTTTTTGATTTACTGCCATCCTGAATCCTTTCAAATTATATTAATAAACTAAAGACAAACGTCTTGACAAGACCAGTCTTGACAAGACCAGTCTTGACAAGACCAGTCTTGACAAGACCAGTCTTATTAATTTAAGTTCATACCTTTTCATAAATTAAATCAATATATTAAATATTCCTTTACTCATTTGAGTATAAATGTTATGATATATGTATAAATAAAGGATAAGTATGGAATATATCGGTAAGGGTTTAGAGCCCAAATTAAAGAGAATAAATTTTGATATACCTGAGAATTTACACACTAAGATTAAATCTGAAATAGTCTTAAGAAATACGACCATAAAGAGATGGATAATTAGATTAGTATTAATAGAGCTCAACAGATTGGACAAGGCTAGAAAAGAAGATGGCGAATGAAGATATTGCTCTTAACTATTATAGCTTTGTTGGTAGTGAATTTAGTAATGATTACGATAGGTTTAATTAGATATAAATAAAAAGAGGGAACTTTGTAGTTCCCCCAAGTTCAAATGGAGACGTCTAAAATATTATTTTATCTTTCCTGTTCTTTTAAGTTCATTTCTAGAACGAGTTATTGCTGATTTAATTGCTGAAGGTTTTACCTTATTTTCTAATAATGACGTTTTAACTCTTGCTAATAGTTTATCATCATTATTAATTAACGCTTTCTTGATGTGAGGAACAGCCGTAAAAGCATTTAATCCACGTGATACTGCTGCTACACCTAGACCAGATCCCAAGAAAGGAGCAATACCTCTATCATTAAGTGTATTTACTGAAAATGGCATTAAATCTGAAAATAATTCCTTAGTTCTTGATTTAGCTCTATCAAGCGTCCATGGATCAGTTGCATCCCATGGTTTATTCTCACCTTCTGACCACTTACCCCTAGCTGTCCATGTCTTTTCACCAAACGGAGTTCCGCCTGTAATTTGCTTATAAGCTATTTGTATTAATGGATTAGATTTACCAAAAAGAGAGTTAAAAGGTTCTCTCTGCCATTTTCCAACTTCTAACATCTGCTTACCTATATGGGCATACAACTTCTTTCCTTGCGAATCACGACCCATATTATATGTTGTTCCACCTATCTTTACATCAAAATCTGGTAATGGAAACTTATACCAACTACTAGGATCACCTTCTGTTATACCTTTATTGGCTTTATTAACATCGAAAACTACTTTTCCCTCATCGTTGTTTTTCCAGCCAGAATTAAACCATTTCATAAAACCATGTGCTGCTGCAAACATAATTCCATATCTTAACCAATATTCTCTGGCTACGTCTCCACGAATCCCCTTACCTAATACAGATCCGGCTTGTCGTAAAGCAGATGTTGACCAGTCAGGATAAGCTATAGCCCTACGCAACCATTTTAAATTTTTTGGATCATTAAATACTTTCTGAGTTTCCCATTGCTGACCACCATAAATATCATTCGTTAAAGAAGCCATGTCTCTATTTACTTTAAGTGTTTCAGCCTTTGATAAAGGGCGACCTTTTTTAGCAGAAAGCTTACCTACTTGCCTATTACTAAAGTCCTCAAAAGTAACAGCCTTAAGATTTGGATGAAATGTTTCAAATAAATAACGTGATCCACCAGCTAATGAATTCATAGCTTTTTTACCAATAGGTGAATCAATTTTAGCAGAAAGACTATCTACGGCTCTATCTATTAACGTAAAACCTTTTTTATAGTTTTCTAATGTACCAGATATCTTTAAGCCACTCTCTGCAGCCTTCTTCATAAATACTTCATTACTTCTAAGCTTGTTACCTTCTTTGGCAAGCGTTGGAAACCTTAAACCCTTAAGACCTAAAGAACCTACGGCAGACTCTGTCAAGGCACCATAATGGAAAGGTGAGAACCTTACCCTGAAGAATCTTAACTCATCTTTTATATTATCAAGAGCCTTCAACGCAAGTGGTTCCGGCTTGTAAGCTTCCTTGTTAAAGACACCTTGAAAGGCTTTAGCGAATTCAGGTTCAACTAATGCTGGAGTTTCTGTAGTGCTATACATTTTCCTACCAGCTCTATCAACCATACTAGTACTTCTTAACAATGGATCATTAAATGGTACATAACCTAAAGATTCAGCTTCCTTATAAGCCTTAAGCTGTTCATTATATTTAAGACTTTTCTCACCCTTAAATATATTATCAGCTTCAACCTTAGCCTTATTAAAGGCTTTTCTATATTGTTTCGACAATTCCTGTTGATTATTATTAATAACATCATTAACTGCCTTATTAGATGAGCTTCGAGCTTGCTTTATATTCTTTTCCATTTCGCTCTTTAAGTCTCTAATTTTCTTTTCAGCAAGATTACGCTCCCTTAGGACAGCAGCTTGTTTGTTCCTAAATTTTGCTTCTGGAAGCAATGTTTTATCTAATTTTGTAGAATTTTCCTTAATACTTTTTACAGCATCTCGCTTTAAATCTCTAATCTCTTTTCTGAGAGCGATTCGCTCCTTATTGATTGCACTAGCATTATCAGTAATATCTTTATTAGCATATATAGATTTTTTGCTTTTAAGGTATCTTGAATTAGCCTTTTTTATATCACTATCTCTAGTTTCTCTTATTTGTTTTTGAGATTTAATTTTTTCTTTACTAACTTCTATTTTTTTATCAGCTATTTCCTTTGTATTATAAATAGAAGTTTTCTTCTTATTATATTCTTCCTTAATATCTTCTATTTTTTTATTGGTATCTTTTCTTGCTGATTTTATATTTTGTTCTTTTTTTGTCTGTATATTTTCTTTTGTTTTTTCTAATTGCTTAAACGAGTCATCCTTAAAAGTTCTATATTCATTAAGCTGTTCATCCTTAACAGTTTCATAAATACTTTTTCCACCCTTAAATGCCTCTTCCCTAATTGCTTTATAATCTGGGTATTTAACAATTACTCTATGCCCGGTATCTGATTCTAATTTTTTAACATCGTCTAATAACTTAAGATTAGTCTTAACTTTATTCATAGTAGAATCAAAGTTTTTCATTAACTCAATAATATCTTTATGCTTAGGTTTTAATCCAGCTTCAGTCATTGCTTCGTTGTAGGATAAGAATTCTTTTTGATTGGCAAATGGATTCTTAGTTTTAAGTATTTTCATGGCTTTTAATTTAGCCTTAGTACTATATTCATACATACCAGGTAAATAAATCTCTTCAAGTGCAGCTCTAGGACTAATATTCTTAGTCCTTAAATCTTCATTCCAAGATTTTAAACTTTCCTTTAGATGCTTATCCACAGCATTATTTACAAAACCTTTAGCTGAATCAGGCAATCTTTTAGATAGAGCTTCATATGTGTCTCCCTTAATATTGGGATTACCTGTTTTCTGCCTATAATACATCATTTCTTCACGGTTTTTAGGCGTAAACTTACCATCTATTTCAGCACTATCTAAAGAGCGCTTCCACTTAAACTGAGACTCAATGTTTTTAACATCTTTTTCTGCTACATAATCTTTTAATTTATCAAAATGCTGCTTAGAACGTTCTCTAGACTTTTTGAATGATTCTATTTTAGTCTTTGCTGTGTCAACTAACTCTGACACTTTTGGGCTAATATCGCTTATAACCTTGCTGCCTTTTCTTATACCAGCACCAACAGCCTTAGCAGCACCAAGTAATAAAGCATTATGTGCAAATTGCTCCTTTGTTGGCAACTCACCCTCAAGAGCTGCAGAAGTTCCAGTAAGGGCACCTAACTCTAATACTCCTTTACTAATTCCCTTTAATACTGGCTTGTTAGCAAACAACTTAGATATTCCTGGTATCTTATTCAATATAGGCATCAATTTACCAATACCACCAGTGACTGCTCCAACTAAAGATGATTTACCTGTTTCAATGCCAACTTTCTTTACATGCTCTATAAAATTTTCTAAATTTAGATCTTTTCCTGATTTCTCAAAAGACTTCCATTCTCTATTTATTTCTTTAATTAAAGTAGGTGCAGCAAAAGCCCCTGCTGCTGATCCAATTTCACCACCAACGCTACCAAGGCCTCCACCGGCAATCATAACAGGTAAGTCAGAAACTAATTCTCCAGCAGATGCTGAAATACTCTCAAGAAAAGAAGGTTCTGCTACTCTTTCTCCACGTTGATATCCCAATAAAACACCCAATGCCCCACTCTTTAATCCACCTTCAAAAGAACCCGCTATGCCTGGCTCTTCAACATCATCAAAAATATCTTTGCTAGTAGCAGGAGTAGTAAGAGTAGTAGGCCGTATCCTAAATACGTTATCAAAAATATCGTCCATTATTTTCCCCTAAAGAGTATAACCTAACTGCTGAGCTATTTTTCTTGCCACTTTCTTATCACCATTAGCTGACTGAAGAATAATTTTAGCTGTATCTAAGTCTAATTTCTTTAAGCTTTTACTTTTATTATTAGCTAGTTTATTTGGAACATTCTTGCCTGAAAAAGCACCTAAACCTCTTAATGCTTGAGAGTTACCAGACCTTAAAAGCACGTTCAACATACTGTCAGGTAAATGCGAGAGAGACTTCGCTCGCTCTGGCCCAACCAGCTCTGACAATCCAGCCTGTTTACGTAATTGACCCATCTTGGCTGTAATAAGGGCTTGCAACCCTTGCCCTAAAGCTGCACCCGACTTTGAAGCAAAAGTCTCTTCTCTAGGTAATACTTGTATGGCCATTATATTCTCCTTATAAGCTTAAAAGCATAGGTAACATCTGTAGTAATGCCTGAATTCCACCTTGTGCTACCCCTGGGGTTCCTGGCTGCATAGTAGTATCAAATCTTGGCTGTAAACCTTGTTGTAATTGTTGCATTCCAAATTGTCCCCTAAGACCTCCAAGTTGTGATTCTAAATCTGCACCAGCTCCGGCAGCAGCTCCCATAAAATCACTAGAACGTTGACCGCCTTGCCCAAAAGAAGTAAATCTTTCAGCAAGTGAGGGAATAGTATTTTCTTGAAAACGTTTTCTAGCAAGATCTTCTATACCTTGAAAATTAGCGTTTTGACCACCTTGTTGTAAAAGTTGATCTAATGCACTTCCTTGCTCTCCAGTAAAACGATCAATTCTTCTTTCTTGCTGAGGTTTTCCAAACAAAAATTGACCGAATTGAGACTGATTTTCTCCCTGATTCTGATTAAGTTGACCAAATAAGTTTTCTGCTTGTTGACCAAATTGTTGACCAAATTGCTGAACAAATTTAGGTGTTCCAAATGTAAATGGGCTAAATGATTGTTGTTGTTCTGGTGTCAATGTTGGTAGCTGTGTAGTTTGTGCTGGTGTTTTTTTACCCAAAAGAGATAAGCCTCCACCTATACCGGACTGAACTAATGACAACATTAATGGATCTATCATACTATTCTCCTCAAAATTCAAGAAATTCTATTACCACATAAGTAACTGTAAATGCGCTCATATCCTTACCTACCGTTATATTGATATTATTAGCATCTACATCAAGTTTAATTAAATCAGCTGCAGTAGCACTTGCGTAAGGGATAGGTAAATATATCTTTCCTATCACATTAGATGTAGTACCATAAATCCTAGTAAACTTATAACCCCAAGTGTTATCTAAACCATGAGCTATACTAGTTGTACCGGCAGCATTCTTAAGTGTTCCACAATTAATTACTTTTCTATAAACAGGTCTTTGAACTTGCCTGTCATTATCAAAATAATTCTGACCAGCTAAAGTTTCCTCCTCATTGTAAATACCAATATCCTTGGCGTTTACAGCAACTAACATATTATCTACACGTTCTATAATAGAAGTTAATAAAGTTTTAAACTCAGGCGAATTTGTGTCTAAATTGGCTGTATCTAATAGGTTGTTGATCGGAAGCAGTGTTGAATTGTCTAATGCCATTATTTACCCTCCTTCATAGTATAAAGAACCATACCTTGAAGCGCAAAAGGAGATAATGCTATTTCTTTATTAAGCATTTGAGCTTCTGCTAAATACATTTCTATAGTTACATGGTCACCTAAAGCTTGAAAGTATACCGTATTCCATAATGTAGGCTTATAGGCATCTAATGGATTAATGGCCGTATTACCATAAAAGAAAAGAGTATTATCACCCATATTTGAATTATTCAATACAGAGTCATCAAAAAAGTTAACAGCATTAACTCTATCTACAAAATAATCAACATTGATTTCTCCAAATTCAGACTGGACAACGCAGAAATCCATCTTAGCAAGATAAACTCTATCTGCTGTCTTTATATAAGGGTTCCAATCCTTAGATACCATTAATATTTCACTAACTCTAGCTAAAGTTGCATTACCGTTATAAGTACCCGTCAAAGCATTACCGCTTAATACAATTTCATTGGCATTAATTCTTTGAACCTTATAAATATTGTCAGCTATTAGAGTTGGAGTTGCAGTATTATCTTTAAGGTGTACATATTCTCCATCACGTAAATTATGATCTGGTATAACTACTTCGCCAGTCGCTACGGTTAAATCAGCAATAGGCATGACATCTGCATTACGTGGATAATCATTATTAATCTTAAAGAAATAACCCTTATGGTTTCCAGCTATTATTCTGCGTGATTTACCCTGACTATAAAACGATCCCCATGTCTCTGTGGTATTCCAATTTCCAGGATCAGCCCATGTTGCATCCGTAGATTGCTCAAAGTACCCGAAAGCAGTGATAGTATCATCATAAATTGACCAAGAACCATTATCATAATTATAAACAAGTATTTTATCTGGGTACTCATGAGTAGTACTTGAAGCATTGTCCAGAAAAGACCAGTAAATCAACTTATTATGGTAGTCTCTTACACCATGAACCCTAGATGTACCTTCTGCAGATTTTAAAAGAGTAGATATAAAGTCAGGTATAGCTGTATCTATTTTATTCAAACTAGATCCATTACAGGCATAAACTCCTGTTGTATCTACTGTCACTACTTCAGATTCTGTACTTACCGTAGAGAATGTAGACTCACACCCTATGTAATTGCTTATAGCTTTCCAGATAAAAGGTAGTCCTGTATTACCTGTATATGCTAGTTCCCATGTACTACGCTCAAAATAAACAATAAGCCTATCCTTAATAAGTACAGCAGACATAATCTGTTCTTCTACTGGTGCATCTATATAGCCACCACCATCTGCTATGTCTGTACCGATAATCTGCCTCCTCTGCAACCAAGCATTATTAGAAAAAGGATTACCGTTATGTGAATATCTAACCCTATTAGGATGAGCATAATTAGTAACTGGTAGAGCAATGTCTTTCTCCATAGTATTAAGTAATAGAAGTCTATTCTTCCAAGCTATAATAATCTTACATGAAGAAACTATATCTGAAGCCGAATTAAACTTAGTATAAGCAGAGAAGTTAGCCCATGTTGTTCCATCAAAGTAATAAATGGGATCATCTGTAGCTGGTGGATTAGGCCCAGCTGTAGCATTAAAATTAGTAGTGAATATGGCTATTTGATCAGATGTTGTACCTAGATAATTAGTAGACCAAAAGAATTGTTTATTACTTCCATGAAACGGACCAGTGAAAGAAGAATCATTAACCCAGGTTGATCCTGAATATTTATATATGAACTGAGTATCAAAAGCGTAAGTAGTATGCTCATTTACAGGTCCCTTCTCATAATGAGTTATACCCATTATGGGTTCACATGGATAGAAGTATATCTGTGTTAAGGCAGCAGCTCCAGTAATAGTAAAAGCACCATCAGCAAGATTAAATGTTCCAGTTGCAGTACCCGTTGAATACATAGCTCCTGTTTGATATACAGTAAATACTTGGTTTTCTACTGCTAACTGTTGCCCTTCCTTAAATATAATACCTGGAATAGTTCCTGCAACACCAGCAGCATCACCTGCCACATCCGTTATGCCTGCACCAGCACCAAGAAGAGCTACCTTAGCTCTAGAAGTAAACTGACTTCCTATAAGTTTGGCACCAAATCGTTTTTTAATTGCTCCTTTAGTTATATTAACATTATTAAATACCTGAAAACTATCATCCAAAGTTAGCCACGAAGGAAGATCAGACCTAAGTCCATTCTTATATGGCGCAATTAAGAAACGATCATATGCCATAATTAGTACCCTATAGCTAAATACGTAAACTGACAGGTATCTAAATCATTTTGATACCTTCTTGTTGCAACTACTGTAAATGATAGTTTTCCTGCATACCCTCTTAACCTTATAGATCTATTCATATTGGCAGCATCGGTTCCATAGGGAGTTAATTGCACAGAAAGCGTAGCTGTTGGAAACGCTATGGGATATACAACAGTACCTAATCCTGTTGCGGTTTTTAAACCCCATTTCATAATTAATCCAGACGGTAAAACTTCATAACCGTCTGCTATATGTCCAGTTGTTGATGGAGTTAAATTAAAAACAGCTCCACTGTTTTCTTTTCTCAAGTATAAATTAGGCTCAGTTCCTGCATCTTTTGCATATAACGCTATTTCATTAACTAAGGTAGCCTGATCCGTTTGTTCAGTTAAGGTTACCTTTTTATGCTTACCTTCATATGCAGCTGCAGCATCAAAAGCTTCATGATCTACCTTAAAAGCTGTATCGATTACAGTAAAGTTCTCTTTTATTTTGGGCTGACTTACCGAGAAAGCTTCATTAGCGTCTACTGGTACATCTGAGTATGCCATTACTATCTCCTATTCTTAAAGTGTATTACTATCATCCGAATTTGAGTATATCGTGCTTGTTCTTCTTGATGCATTCTGTATAATCTTGCGCCTATTAACCAAGATTGCCTGATTATGAAATTCAGTCATCAATAGATTAGCGGTATCCATATCTAATCTATCCTGCAATATCTTAATGGCTGCACCATAGGCAATGTATTCCCACCACTCTGAAAGCTCTGGTAAGTCTGTATCATTTGTTAATTCAGTAGGCCTTTGATACACAGTTACATCTACTCTATAAGTTATATCTGGTATAGGACGCAGAATAAACTTATTATTAAAATATAGAACAGTTATTGGTTTACTTGCTGTATACGGTACTGCTTGCGCCCAGATAGATTTACCATCAGCAGGAGCAGTCGTGAAGTTAACATAGTACTGACCAGTGCTATAATTAATCGTACTTAATGGATCTATTGGACCAGTAAAGGCACCATATCCATCATCGGGTACAATTAATACATTATCACCTACATCTACAGTAGAGAATGTAACCATATTCTTCATTACGGGATAACCTTCTAAGGTACCAGTAAAGGCAGTAGTTACACCGTTGCCTGTTTCTACTAATGTTTTATGACTTTGTTGAGGATAAACGTTATAGAACTCATCTGTAGACTGATAAAAATCAGTTCTAAGGCCTGCAATATATATAGGTGGCAATACGTTAGTATATTTGTTTTTAAAGTTATACAGAGGATCTGTGGCGTCTGTGGTATTAGTTTGATATGTATCTTCATTAGGTGAGGTATAAAATGTTAATACCTTCTTTAATGACTCTACTTTTAAATAAGCCGGCATACCATAAAGTACAAAGTTATTTATATAATCATTTATAGTAGCATCTGCGATTTGCGCTGGTGATGGGTTTCTAGTAAGACGTCTAATCTTAGTTCTTATACTGCTAAGCTGAGATAAGGTTTGATCTGGCATAACGTTTATCCTTTATTTATTTATACACGCTCAACTGTAAATAATTTAGAGCCGCTTCCTAAATCTTCCTCGTCAAAGAACTCTAAGCTCTCAAAATTATATCTAGTATTATAACTCTTTATACGCATAAATGGTCTGCCGTTTTCATCCATAGCATTCTCATGAACAGGGTATTTCCCGTTAGTAGCTAGATGTTTAGCAACACCCCTAGGTATCGTTACGATTGCACCATCATTTATAGTGTAATCCTTTATATGATCACCCTGATATTTCTTGAATGCGAACCTTAATGTTCCACCAGGTACTTCTGTGAATGTAAACCTACCTCTAACTAGTTCGTTGTCGCGTACTCTTCGTTGTTCAGTGGTAGATTTTACGTGTATCTCAGGTGTTTTTTCTGTAATTTTTGTCTGTGCCATCGTGTCTCCTATAAAAAGGTGGGCCTACGTAGGCCCACGCTTAACAAATTATAATATTTCGTTATCAACTCTTTCTGATTTTCCTGCATACCAGTAAACTTCATTTGTATTGTTACCACCTGGGCCAGTTGTACCACCAGCAAGAACTACACCAATAAAGCCTTGGTTGTAGAATTTTCCTGGGGCATTCATGTATCCAGAATACAAAGGACTATCACCGATAACTACACACATTGCTGGTGTAAATGGAGCAATAGCTGGAAGCGGGAAGTTATAAGCTGTGAAGGCTGTTGAATTAATACCTACCGTAAAAGTACCTGCTGTTACAGCTGTAATAACTCCAGTTAAGCCGTCCATTTGAATCATTCCAAATGCTGAAGGAACGTTAAACTTAACACTTTCTCCAACTGCATAACCATGATCTACCAATGTAGTTACTACTGCACTTGCTGCGGCAGTAATGTTAGCGATTACTCTATTGCTTGGAGTAAACATTCTGTAGATTTCAATATTAGGAGCAATCGTTTTATAATGCCCAAGAGCACCAGCTACTACGCCAGGAGCTGTAGCAATTGCATTAGCCAATCTAAAGTCTGCATCAACATTAACTGTATCAACACTAAAGTCTAAACCATTAAGATTAGAATGAGCTGTAGTGTCTAACCTTACGATTCCGCCATTAGCTAATCCTGTTGTACTTGCAGTAGAATAGACAGGTTGCGCAGCATTTGTACCAACTGAAACGTCTTTTGATGCACCAACAGCAAAGCTTGATGAATCTATTACTTGAATAGAAGTAGCACTTACATCTGAGGCTACGGTTTGATCAGCGGCAGGCCTATATTTCATAATAGTATCTGTGCCCATACCTAGTTGCCAGTAATATTCTACTCCGTAACCATTGCTGCCCTTAGCAGTTTCTGACTTATTAACAATTTTTATCCAATCAACATCTGATCTTATTTTCAATGTCTTAGCATTTCCATCAGAAGTGAAATTTCCTTGCTGGATTATTGCGTTCATTTTATTCCCCTTACGCTAATAGTGTTGATTTTAAGTTACAGATCCAGGCGTCATTTGTGATAGCTTGCCCGAATGACATTTTCCATCCTCCAGTAGAGTTCTGCTCTAGTGGACCACCGGCTAACCTAGAATCATGATAAATAAATTTAGCATTAGCATTAGCTAGGGATATAGTTGTATAAGCTTCCATACCAGCAATGATTGTATTGTAAATATCTTTGGCTAGTCCAGACGAACTAGGAGAGATTGATCCTCTTGAGGATAATAAGAATCTTACTCGGCCGACAGTTCCCCATTCTGAAGTATCAATAACTTTCTGTGAAGCATATTGGTGGGTTGGAAGGAAACCATGCATATTCTCTAAACTAGTTAATAAGTCCGTATGGGCCATGCCAATGAACGCATTTGGAATTGGTGCTGTTCCAAAATTTTTGCTAGCCGAAATTGATTCAACAACAGTTTTAGCATCAAAACCTAGAAGACGTTTAACTACGCCCTGAACATCTGATAATGTTAATTCTGTAGGTGTATCGCCCGAAACCCCATCTGTGCAATATAACACAAAAGCAGTTGTAGCAAGCATGTCTCTTATGAGTTCATCTTCAGTTTGCATTAAAGAACGGCCTAAAAGCATAGCTCTTTGATTTAAAACTGGAGACTGACTTGTTAATTCTACCTGCTCGTTGATTTCAACATATGTCAATTCTGTTACTTTTGTGACCATATTTATATGGCGGGCAAACCTCTTCGGATTCGCCTCTCCTGGTTTCCTCAGGAGGTCAGACTTTCGCATCTTCATTTTCATGAAGTCCTCTCGTTAAGTCGTTCACGGTGGCTTTTAATTAA